GCGTAATACGACGCATTCATCCAGTAGTCACGTCGTTCTTTTACAAGATACTGGTCAGATACTTGCCATAAATCGACAATTTTGGCAGCTTCTGGTGGTGACCAAGGCTTCACGGTGCAACTCCTTCAGCGGATAAACGCCAGGTGTGGTAATCATCATCGTCCTTTTTAGGCTTCTTCTTGGCAGGAGTAGGTTGCTTTTCAGCACGAACCATAGCAGTAAAGTCACCCGTGTGCCTAGATACTGCCATTTGTGTTAATCTCCGGTTCTCTCGAACAAGCCAAATTACGACACCCATATTACCGAGCGCCACTACAGCCAACCATATCATATTTCTACCTCATCTGGAGCGGCAACTTTAAAGGATTTCTTTACCGGAGCTTCTTTTGGAACAGCCGGAATTGAGTGAACAGTACGCAAAGCAGACTCTAGTTCTTCAATGCGTTCGGTCAACCTAATATTAGAATCAGCAAGGGTTTGATTCATGTCAGCAAGGGTTGACGTAAAGCCAGCTGCTGTAAATTCAATATTGCGTGATGTTGAGACCATGCGAGCCATTTCCATAGCGCAATCTGCACAGATATAAAAACGGGAGTTAGCAGATGGATTAACATCGTCTGGGCTATTGAAATGATCTAGATCAATCCCGGTGTCAATAGTAGGCGTGTTAATGCTTCTACACATCCAACAGCAACCTGGTAAATAAAAATAATTGTCAACAAGTAACATTAGTGCTTCCATCCTTGGACTGGCTTACGTTTGCCGGCTCTATCTAGTTTTTCCATATATCGCTGGACTCTTCCTTCTGCCCCTTCATTATACCTTTTAGCAGCACGTTTTGGGAGTTCATAGGGTCTACAACCCAATAAATATCGCAAAGCGTCAACTGCGTGATCTTCGTCTTTTGTTTCTAAATCTTCAGGATTATTTTTAGCATGACGCATCAAAGGCAGCGTTCTAATCAAGTTAAAGCAATTGTCAAAGATTTTAAGATGAACAGTGCCGTCAATAGGCGAAGGAGCCATATAACGCTTAACGTTCTGCCAACCACCAACACGTTGGTTTTTAGCTCGTTGACACACAACACCGTTAGTTTGATACTGGCCGGCGATCGTTGTACCTGTTCCGGCTGTGTTGTTAAATGTAGAAGGGTCAATAACGGTCATAGCTATAGATTCCGGCTGTCCATTGCCGTTTACGGAACGAGACTTTATAAGCCTGGCCTGTTCCGCTGCAGTGAGATTTTTAACGTATGCCTCCCGGTAGATATACATAGTCCCGTCTGACGGGTCAAGCGCACCCCATAAGCAGCAGAAAGGGTTGGCTGTACCAAAGTCGATACCTCTATACCGTTGCCACGATTCCGGTATTTCAAACGAGGGTACGACGTGAATGTTACGTTGAAACTCCGAGAAGTACTGCCCCGTAAACGTGTCCCAATCTCCGAGAAGTTTTTGCCTTCTTTCGGTTTCAGGAAGCATCGAAAGGTGCTTTTTGTAGGTTGGATCAATGTGCGGGTTGTCGACAACAGTTGACGGGACAAAAGCGACGACCAGATGAGTATTGGGATCATGGTCAATTTCAAGGTTTTCAAGCTCTTGTAAATCATCAGGAATCTCAACCAACTTCACGATAGGTGGATCTTCAAATCCATTAGATACATCATAGACCACAATGTATTTACCGTATTGTGTCGGCCCTACAAGCATTTGATATAGGAAGGTATGTCCACGGTCACCGGGGTTTGTGGCAAACATAACGTGGGTACGAACGCCACTTGCTGCCATTTTCTTGCTAGTACGCAAACGACCTGAGATCATGAGCATTTGATACGGGGTAAACTGGGTAGCTTCGTCGAAACCAATAAAATCGTATTCAGCAGACATGAACTGTCCAACGTCTTCGTCACGAGAACAATAGCCGTATTCAATAATGCTTCCATTGCCATACCACCAAGCTTTAACGTTGTCTACGGAACGCAAGATTGCGTCTACAACTAACTGTGCGTAGCGTACCTGTGTACGGATAATAAGCGAACGACGTAGTTCCGGCAGCGATGTACGGATCAACAGGCTTCTATGGCCCGGATACATAAGGCTTAATTGATGTACGTGATAAGCAAGAAGTTCTGATTTACCACCGCCGGCTGCACCACCGTATAAAAGCCAGTCAACTTTCTTTAATAAAGCATTAGCTCTTAGCTGACGTTCGTTACCTTGCAACGACCAGGCAGTAAGGTCTTCTTCAAGTAGCTTGAGATACTCATCCTGCTCCCTTGTTGAAAGCTGGCTAAACTCGTCATCTGATAACAGAAGACTCATGCGTCACCGGCAACAGCCCTTAAACCACCCTCAACACGACGTTTAGCCTCAAGACGTAGTTCTTCTAACCTAGATTGACGTGTTTCCGGAGTTTCATTCTGTGTACCGGAAATAGTAGTAGCTTGGTTCATTTCAAGACGAAGAATGTCATGCCAGATCTTTGCGATCTTAGTTGCTTCTTCAGCGTTCTTGATTTCCCATTCGCCACCTAAAACACGTAAAGCGTGGTCCATCATGATACCAATAGCAAGTTTAGGCAGATCTTCCCTGTCAACACCTTCAGCAATCTTTGACATACCCAGTTTTTTGAGCTGTTCTTGAGCTGTAAGGATTTCCTTGCTGTAGCCGGCGCGAACATGTTTGTCACGCTTTTTGTTTTCTTCACGTGCAATAGTAGCTTTTCGAGCATTCTCAGCAGCATTCTCAGGCGTAAAAGCATACGGCAGAATGTTATTGATTCGTTGCTGTCTAATTTCTTCGTCTGATGATTGTGCCATGTTATTCCGATTTAGCTGACTGTTCGTAAATGTTTTTCCAAATTTGCATTGATAGCTCTGAAACACCCTGAATAGCAGCATGTTCTTCTGAAGTTATAGTTCCAGCGTCGTATGCCATTTTTCCGAGGTTCATAACATATGAACACCCCATAAATATAGCAGAAGCTATGTGTTCAGGCAATGGATCAGGCCAACCGGCAGACAGTAAACCTGCTAGCGCTTGTGCAGATATTGTTGTATCCGGTGCAGCTATCGTTGAAGATAACAGCAGTTTTGTTTGTTTTGGTGTTGTGTATTTAGTTTCCATCTTAAATGTCCTGGATCTCTCCAATTTCGGGTTGGAATGGGACTCCCAACTTGATTGCCAATGACTCAATCTCAGGCCAAAGGAAGTTGTAAGCGGCGATAACAACATCTCCGGTTGTTTCCCATCGTTCGGCATAAACTGCTTCAAGTTCATCGTCGGAAACATCTCTGTCAACGTAGTCGTCAAGTTCAAGCCATTGGATGGCTTTATTGGCTGCGTCAACTGATCGTCCAAGGAATTCTTCCCAAACGAGTTGTTTATGAGCGGTTTCTTCGTCAAACGGTTCTGACGAATAGTCTCCCTTTGCCATGGTGATAATCCTCCATACATTCCAGCAGTGTCCTCTACTGCGGGAAAACTTAGTGCGTATTCAAGACATTCTTGTCTTACTGGGCATTCATTACATATTGCTCGTGCTTGAGCAAAAAAGTCTTTTCCTTGTGGGTCCGAAGGAAACCAGATGTTGGTATCCGACCCCCTACAACTAGCATCCTGCAACCAATTAGAACGGCTCTTCGTCATCTGATTGTGGGGCTGAGGACTTGCGAGCCGCCGGCATAGTCGTGGTTGTAGGGATTTCAAACCGTAGACTCAGCCCACAATCATCGACCAGTACTTCCATATTGGACTTTGTTTCACCACTCTTGGTCTTATATGAGTCAAGCTTGTATCGTCCTGTGACCACGACACGGTTTCCCTTGGCGAAGATCGAAGCGATGTTCTCGGCTTGAGCGCCCCAGGCAACGCACCGGTGCCAGGTTGTCTCTGTTTCCTCACCGTTCTTACGGGTGTCAGCTACGCTAAAGCGTACTTTAGCCTTGCCTGATGGTGTAAAGGTTAGTTCCGGATCTTGTCCGAGGTTGCCTACGATTGTGATTAAGTTCATTGTTCCTCCTGGGGGTTATCTATTTTTATCACATCAGTGTTGGAATTTGGGGCATTCCAGTATTCGTCCCCCCAAATATAGGAAGGATGCATACCGAGACGAGTACAAACTCTATCTGCAGTATAGAACCTAATTCCTTGTTTCTTGCGCCATCCACGTAATACGTCACGTGTCACACCAATAGATCGGGCATATTGAAATTCATCATGCTCCGGATCACGGGTAATGCGTTCAAATGGCTCAAAGGAGAGCAATGGCTCCTTAACGGTCATCGGGAGAACTCATCCTTTGCTTTGAGGTATCTGTCTTAAATTTCAAAGACTCTGCGCCATATAGATATATTTGTAGGGTCATCTTGTAATAGATCAATGGCGTAGCTGAGATCATCAGCAATCTTCTCCCAATTGATGCCACCCCAATGGTTTGTCCGGGGTTTGTTGGGT